TGGATTTAGCGCACAGACGTTAATTCAGTTATTCAAAGGGCAACCAACACCCGATGAAGCAAGAAAAACGATTAAACGGTTTAAAGACAATTTTACGGGTACGGATAACGCTGGAAGTGTAATCATTCAATTCAATGATCCGAATGAAACACCATCGCAGATAAACAACCTTACTCCAAGTGACTTTGATAAGTTGTTTTTGCAGTTAAATCAAAGCGTACAACAAGAGATATTTAGCGGACATAGAGTTACTTCGCCTATGTTGTTTGGAATCAAAACAGAGGGGCAGTTGGGCGGTAGAAGTGAAATGATTGAAAGTTACGAAGCATTCCAAACTTCATACGTTGAACCAAGACAAACGCAAATTGATAGAGCATTAACGAGCGTATTTAAATACATTGCACCCGTTAAACTCGTTACCAAAAATAAACCCGTTATTGGGTTGGATTACGTTGCATTATTTGAAAAGGGATTAATTACCCAAGACGAAGCACGTAAGGAATTAGGAATGGCAACTTTGCCCGTACAGATGTCGCAACAAAATCCGTTCAATTGGAATGATGAAAAAGACATTGTAGTATTCAATCAATTTGGCGAAGATGCAAGTAATTTTGAGGAAGTACCTTTTAAATTCGGTACTGCATTGGATTTGATGATTTTGCAATACTTGGGGCAAAACGGATTGATTAGCGTTGCGGATGTCGTTAATTTCATCAAACAAGATGCGGAGGTTATTCAAACCGCAGTAGATGACTTGATAGCACGTGGGTTAGTTGAAAGCGTAAACGGACAAATTCAAAATACACCTGATGGATTACGTGAATTGAGCAACTCTAATTTAGGAACTGAAATTGTAGTACGTTATAAATACGGTAAAAGTGCAGGGATAAGCGGTGGGGATATTATACCTACTTCACGGGATTTTTGTAAACGTATTATTGGGTTCAATAAATTGTACACTCGTGAGGAAATAGATCAAATGACGAATATTTTAGGTTATGACGTTTGGCGAAGGCGTGGCGGTTGGATGACGGTTAAAAATTCAGATCCTGCAATGCACGTTCCATATTGCCGTCACTCGTGGATAGCACAAACAGTAAGGAGAAAGATAAATGGCTAACTTTGTATATTTGATAGGTACGGCTTATTTGAAAGAGAATACGCCTTTGAACGACAACTTAGATGAAAAGTTGTTAAAGGGTGCAATTAAAGAAGCACAGGAGATATATATTAGGGATATTATCGGAAGTGGCTTGTACAATGAAATCCAAACACAAGCGTTTAATAGTACGTTAACTCAATTGAATACTACCTTAATTGATAACTACATTGCACCGTGTTTGAAATATTACACGTTAGTTGAATCAATGCTACCATTAACGTTTAAATTCTTGAATAAAAGTGTAGCAACTCGAAGTGCTGAATTTGCAACACCTGCAACGCCAAGCGATTTGAGTTTGATTGAACACCGTTACCGAGATAAAGCCGAGTATTACGCTGAACGGTTACGTGACTATTTGAAAGAGAATACAACAAGTTATCCGTTATTTCAGAATCCTGGTAGTGGGTTTGATGTAATTCGCCCAAGCAACACCGCATTTTTTGGAGGTATGTATTTACCAGGTGGCGAAGATGAATGTTTTTTTAATTACGACTATGACAAATAAGTGGAGGCAAAAGAACGAACAAAAACTAATTAAACTGTATGACACTAAACCAAATTATCCGAATAATCCAAAGCCAAGCACAAGCGCACAAAATGGTAAATAAGGTTGCCGTTGGTGCAGACTATGATTTCGCAGTTGATGAAGTCAAATATTACCCTATTGTTTGGATTATCCCTAACGGATTTAATTTCAGTACGGATAATAGAACAGTTGACTATCAATTTGCAATGATGGTAATGGATAGGAAATGGGAAGATGATAGTAACACCATTGATGTGCTTTCCGATAGCGCAGGGATTATATTAGACATTGTCACACTTCTACGCAGATTTGTGGCAAACTTTGAAATGATCGTGAACGGAACTGCAACACCTTTCTTTGATAGTAGCACAGATGTAGTTGCAGGACACGCTATTGATTTTACCATTAGAACGCCTTATTTAGAGAGTTATTGTGAAATTCCAGTTTAAAGATGCGGTTTACATCACTATTATTATAGTGTTGTTTGCTATTATTCCAAAGCATAAAGAACGTGTTGTTAACAACTATTATTACAACGATACGGCATATTTTAGAGATAGTATAATTCGCCAAAACTACACCAAACAGATACATGAGATTGAAACTATTTACGACACTATTCGCATTGACGGCAGTATTAACACCACGCAATGGCTTTTGTCAATTCACAGACACCTTGACACGGGAGGTCAATTATCGACTTTTACAGGGCGCAGAATGCAGGGAAAAGATACGAGTTTACCAAAAGTTATCAAAGCACGACAGTATCACGATACAACGTTATAAGAGCGATTTAGCGCAATTATCTGAACAATATGAAGTAAGTATGTCGGATAATAGAAAAAAGTGCAGTATAATTCAAGTTTTGGGTATTTATTCTGTGTTGGTTACTATATTGGTATTACGATGAAGATTAAAAACCTTATAATTGATTATCTTGAAAAATACCCCGATTATCCAAAGCATACACTTGCGAAATTGATAGTGCAAGAAAATCCAAACATTGGCACTGTTGAAAGTATTAGGTCTTCTATCAGATACACAACGGGTTGCAAAGGAAAAAAGCACAGTAAATACGCTATTATGCACAACAAATCTACCATACAAGAGGGGTTGCAAAAACTCAAAGTGTTGTCGCACAACAAAGAGATGCAAAACGTACATTTAACGCAAGGGCGTTATTTGATTCTATCCGATGTGCATATACCTTACCACGATGAAAACGCTTTAACTACTGCCCTTGAATGGGGGTTAAATAACGACATTGACTGCATTGTACTCAATGGGGATATTATGGATTGTTACCCCGTTTCTTCATTTATCAAAGATATTGGGCAACCATCATTGCGAGAAGAGATTGAAATGACAAAGGCATTTTTTACCTATTTGCGTGAGTTATTTCCCGTTATTCCGATTTACTATAAATTAGGCAACCACGAAGAAAGGGTAAAGAATTATTTACTACGCCAAGCGAAAGAGTTTAGTGATGTGGATAACTTGAAATTTGAAAACTTGCTTTCATTGAATGATTTTAACATTCACTTGGTAAATAGAGAGATTATCAAATTAGGTAAGTTAAACGTGTTGCACGGACACGAAATGGGCGAATCAGTATTTTCCCCCGTAAATCCTGCACGTGGTATGTTTTTGAAAGCAAAGAGTTCAACTATTTTCGGACACAACCACCAAGTATCACACCATTCAGAGAATAATATAAATGGAGAATCTACGGGAGTTTGGTCTATGGGTTGTTTATGTAGTTTATCGCCTGATTACAGACCTTATGCTTATACTAAATGGTCGCATGGTTTCGCGTGTGTAGATGTTAATGAAGATTTGACATTTCACGTTAATAACATGAAAATCATTAACGGCAAAATTATATGAGGATAGTACCCGTTACTTATGTTTTTCAGGACGATGGTGTTGATCCGTTATACAAAGAGATAGGACTTGAACAAGATGCGGATTTTGTTGAAATACTTGAAGATGGGTATTTAAACCTTGATAGTGTCATTGGTGCGTCACAAAATTATGAAATGACGCAAGTATATTGTACAAGTGGTCATACTTTTATTATAGATTTGCCAATTGAAGAATTTTATCAATTATGGATAGCGTAAATAAACCTGCACATTACATCGGAAAAGTAGAAGCGATAGACGCTATCGAATCGGCAATGACACATGAAGCATTCAAAGGGTATCTACACGGCAATTGCATTAAGTATCTTATGCGCTTTACTCGTAAAAATGGACAAGAAGATCTGCTCAAAGCAGAATGGTATCTCAAAAAACTTATTGAAAACAATGGCAAAAATAGACAAATTTAACATCGACTACATTCTTAAATGGGAAGGTGGGTTGAGTAAACATCAAAAAGATAGTGCGTCAGCGTTCCCCGTTCCTGATGGTAGCGGTTATCATACCAACAAGGGTATAACGTGGCGTGTATGGGCATCGGTATTTGGAAGTTCAAAAGAATCTATTAAGGATTTCTACGAAATGCCACACGATAAATGGCTAATTATATTTAGTGGGTTTTGGAAAGGTGTAAAAGCGGATTTAATTGAAGAACAAATTATTGCAGATCATTGGGCAGATTTCGCTTGGGGTTCAGGTGTTTCCAGAGCATCAATTGAAATGCAGAAGTTTTTAAACAAGCACGGATATAAAGTTGTAGTTGATGGAATTGTAGGACGCAAGACAATTGAGCAACTAAACAAATTCGTTAAAGATAAGGGCGTTAAATGGGCATTTGAAGCAATGTATGCGGATAGAGTGGAGTTCCTGCAATCTCTGAAATCGTTTAAGACATTCGGAACGGGGTGGATGCGTCGAATGAATGATTTTTATTTGTATGCAAACAAACAAATCAATTGATCAATTAGGCGAAGATTTCGCAAATTTTAACCCGTCAGGCGATGGGTTACTTCGTATTGTTCAAAATTGGGGCAACGAGGTTTCAAATCGGATGCGTATAGATTTGCGTAAAAACAAAACCAACGCTTCACAGACGCTTTCTCAATCAATCGCATCAATAGCAAAGCCAACGCCAAACGGATTTAATTTAAAAGTTGAAATGCAGGATTATTGGTACTGGATTGAATACGGTAGAAAGCCAACACGTACAAAAACCCCAAGCAATCCGACATTAATACAATCGTTGGAGCAATGGATAGTTGAAAAGAAAATCCAAACTCGTACAAGTGCAACACAAAGCAGAGCCGAAACCGTGAAAGCGTTAGCGTATGTAATTGCCCGAAAGATTCACAGAAAAGGAACGAAAGCACAACCATTCGTTGCACAGAACGTGAACGATAAAATGCTACAAATACTATCGGATAGGATGGCGGAGTATATCGCACAATCATTAGCAGGGGATTAATTTCCCCTTTTTTTTTGCCTTTTATTGAAAAATAATTTTGCAATATTGAAAAATGTTTTTATCTTTGTATCACAATAAACGAAATGAAAACACTAAAAATTGAAGTTCCCAATGGCTATGAGATAGACAAGGAACAAAGCACATTTGAAAAAATTGTATTCAAAGAAATCAAAAAAGAGTTACCAGAGAGTTGGGATGAGTTGGGTGAAATAGAGGGATATTATGTAAATGACTTTTCTAAAATATCTGCATTTTTTCAAACACATACTAAAAACGGTATTAATCGCAACACTTTTGCCACCGAAGAACAAGCAGAGGCATCTATTGCACTTGCTCAACTATCTCAATTAAGAGAGGTGTACAGACAAGGGTGGACGCCTGATTGGAATGATACGAATCCAAAATATGTTATTGAATTTAATAAAAATGGAATCCATAAAAATATATGGTATTCCTTAAATAATTTCCTTTCATTCCAATCCAAAGAAATCGCAGAAAAATTTTTGGAGAATTTTAAAGACCTTATCGAAAAAGCCAAACCATTAATGAGTTAATATCATGGAATTACAAGAAATTATCAATCAAATCAAATTAAAGAAGAAGCACGGTTTAAACAAAATCGTTGCTCAAAAAACGGGTGTATCATTGCCTACAGTTAAAAAATACCTTGACGGTAATGTTATATCAGAAAAGGCGTTAATAGTTATAAAAACTGCATTGGAGGAGGTTAGCAAATGAGAATTGATTATTCATTTCACGTAGAGTTAGACTACTTTGTTTTTACTACTACATTCGGAAAGTACTATTTTGACCGTGACGAAATCGAAACAACGGCATACAAGCAGTTTAAAGACGATTATCCCAACGAATGTGTTGAAGATAGGTTAGAAGTACACAGATTGTATGCACGTGATAGATTCGACGTATTTCACGAATTAACACACACCCACGATATTAATCCTTTATCTATTGAAATCGGAAATAAAAGATACTATAAAAAATGAAAACAAGTGAAAAAATTACCAATTTGACAAAAGCAATGTTTGCCTTTCAGTCAAAAGTTAGTGCAGTTAAGAAATCTGCAAACAACCCACATTTTAAATCAAAATACGCTGACCTTTCGGCTATTCTTGAAGTGATTAACCCTATCTTAATTGAGTGCGGTTTATTCGTTACCCAACACCCGAACGAAGATAGTTTAGTTACAACCGTTTACCACGCTGAAAGTGGAGAATGGATGCAAAGCAATCAGGTACTTCGTATGAAAGATTTTAACAACCCCCAGCAACAAGGTAGCGCAATTACTTACGCCCGTCGTTATGCCCTTGCATCTATCTTTAACCTTAACCAAGAGGAATCAGACGACGATGGGAATTTAGCATCAGGGATAAAAGTTCAATCAGTAAAAGAGCAACTAACGCCAAAAAGTCCTTTATTTAAACGTGCAGTAGATCATTTAGAAAAAGGAGGGAGTATAAAAGATATAGAATCTAAATTTGTTATCACAGATGAAGCAAGAGTAATTCTTGAAGCAATTAAGTGACTATTATTAAAAGGTTGTATATTAAAAAAGAATTGACTATATTTGAATAGTAAAACAATCGTGTGGTAGCGATTATGTTTAAAGACATTTGCCCGTATGGCATAGATATTCTACCACGTATCTATGTTGTGCGGGTTTTTTTATGCAATGAAAAATAACACAGAATGGAAGCCAGTTGTAGGTTACGAAGGGCTTTACGAAGTATCAAACAAAGGAGAAATTAAAAGCGTTAGAAAACAAAGATTAATGAAACCCATTTTAAGTAAAAGGGGGTATTTAAGAATTGAATTAAACAAAAGTGGTATTG